GCCAGCAGCGCCTCGTCCAGCCCCGCGCTTACCGTAATGCTCTCGGACACCCCTTCGTTGAACTCGTCGGCCGTGCGCCAAGTCGCCGACGTGTCCACGTTCGATGAGTTCGCCCCGTCGTGCCACACGAACGACACCTGATACTCGGTGCCCTGCGCAAGACCCGTGGCCGGCGCCGCGAACACCTGCTCGCCGGTTGTCGTGCGGGCTGGCTCGAAACCAGCGGCCGCGGCCACGCCCGACCATCCGCCGATCACCTGGCCGGCCGAGGGCGGTCCCAGGCCATCCGCGTAGATGACGTGGTACAGGAGCTCGTCACCCTCGGCGTAGTGCGGGGCGACGTAGCCGAAGGCGACGTAGGGCATCAGGCCCCCCGCTTCACGGCCGACACCAGCACGTTGGTGCCCTGGTCGATCGTGACGAGATTCAGGAACCAGACGCCTGCGGAAAGCGTCGGTGCGTTGCCACCCGCCCACGCCATGCCGGTGTCCAGCGTGAGCGCACCCGACGTGTAGGTGAGCTGCACAAGCGCCATGTAGGCGCCGGCCGGCACGTTGTCCACCGCCAGCGTGATGTTGCCGCTCATCGAGAGCGTGAACACGTTGCCCGTGGAACAGTCGAGGGTGGATGATCCTGTCTCGACGTTGCAAAACGACACCCCATCGAACTCGATGTCGCCGGTGAGCGTCGGGCTCGCTTTCGGGGCCAGCAGAGCTACCCGTCCGTCGAGGTCGGTGAAGTTGCCATCGAGCTCGTTGTGGGTGAGCGGCGAGCCTTTGTCTGAGCGTAGGGTGATGGCCACGATAGCGCCCTCAGAAGGTGAGCGTCACGCGGGGCGTGGCGCTGGTTTTCGTAACTCCGGAGACGGCAGCGGCGGAGAGCACTGGCGGGGGCTGTGGGAACTCTCCTCCACCCCCGATCTCTCCCTCGTCCCCGTCGGCATACCCCGAGCGAAACTGCGCACGCGCAACGGGCGTTGTGGCGGCGTTGTACACAGCGCGGGTCGTCGGGTCCAGCATGAATCAGGTCATGTTCATGGTGACGGTGACCTTCAGTTCGTCAGCCGACTGCAGAGCACGCGGCGTGTTGAACGAGCCGGCCGAATACAGGATCCCGGACGTGCCGTTCTTTGTGTCGTCCGTGATGACGAAGCCGCCATTGATCGTGACGGTGTCATCCATCGTGAACGAGATCTCGGCGGTCGTTGCCTTGCTGCCGCCCGACGCTGCCGCCCACGTAATCGCCGGCCGAGTTCCGGCGCCGTACTGCCCGGCTTCGGTCCACCCGGAGTGACTGGCCGCCGTGTCACCCGCCGCGATCGCCGTGAATCCGGCGTTATTGATGAGCCCCAGGTACCAGGCCGCGGTGTAAGCCGAGCCGCTGAAGTACTTGTCGAGCAGGTCGTTCTTGCCGCCCGTGGTCACGAGGTTTCCGAAGCCGTCCTCCCACAGCGGACGGCCGTTTCGGAATGCCTTGAAGGTGTAGATCAGACGCGGCGCGGGTGCGTCAACTCGAAATTTGGTCATCGGATACCTCGGGGTCAGACGAAAGGACGGGAAGCCACGCGCATCGATGCTTGGGACTTTCCCTTGTTGGTGTACGCCCGCGCCTGCGCGACGGCCGCTTCAAACCACTGCCGGCGAACCGCCGCCCCATTGACGTCCGTGTAGGGCTTGGCGGGGGACAACATCAGTCGGTACAACGCCCCGTGGGCGATGGCGTCGAGCCAGTCGGCGTAGAGCTCGTCGGCGTAGCGGGTGGCCGTACGTAGTGGTCTGACCGCGACGGTCAGAAACAGTGCGTCGTCTGCGTCGACGCTGGGGCTGGGCAACAGGTGGAAAGTGTTGTCCGTGCGCCGGATAACAGCTGTCGGCGTGGCCGCGCCAGTCACCAGGTCCTCGCGGTACGAAGAGACGGCGAGCGGGTCATCCGGCGTCAGGACGCTGAGTTCTCGGTCGCGGAACCACGCATGGAGCAGCCGGTGAACCCCCGTCTGCGGGGGCGCCTCGAAGTCATACTCCGTCTCGCCTGCGCGCACGTCGAGCGGCCCAACCTCGTAGCGCAGAAGGTCCGACCGGAAACAGAACTCGATGGCTGACTGCCGGATGGCAGCGCGAGCCGTTTCCACCGGGCAGCCGGGAGCGTGCGCCATGACATCGTCTAGAAACAAGTCTTGATCTTTCATAGCCCCAGCAGCCCCGCTTTGAACAGACGGACGAGCACCGCCGCCCGGGACTCTTCCCCGTGCTCGGCGTCAATGTAGTGCGCCCGACCCGCCGTGTAATCGACGAGGTGGCTCTCGTACACCATGCCGAGGGGGAACGTGGCGCTGCTGAGCAGCGGGGTCTGCACCGTGGCGTGCTGCCCGCGAAACAGGTCAGGCCGCACCGTGCGCGCGATGGCCAGCCCCTCGTTAACGTACCCGAGCAGGACCTGATCGGACCACCGAACAGAGTTGGGGTCGGCCAGGATGACTCGGGCACGGCCCACGATGTCGCCCATCGTTGCCACGGTCACTCTTCCTCGGCGTCCCCGATCTGGTCAAGCATGTCCCGCATGTCATCGGCGATGTCCGCCGAGGGTGCCGGGCTCTTGGGCTTGGCCCGTCCATTCTTGCGGGCGGGCTTGTCCGACAGCAGGGTCTCGCCAAACTCAGTGAGGTCGCCGCTGGGGGTCAGTACGTCGCAGTTTCGGCCTTCGTGTCGGACAATGATCCGACCGCCGACCTGCTGGGCACGGTCGCCGAGCGCTTCGAGGACGCGTTTCGCGTTGCTCATGAAAATCTCCAACGAAAGATAGGGGGCTTTAGCACCCCCTATCTTACACGTTACCGATCAGGAGACGACGGCCAGCGCCAGCGATTCCGGCTTGACGACCTTGTAGCCGTAGACGTTCAGCCCGCGGACGTAGTCGCCGAAGTCGTTCTGGATTCGCAGCGTCTCCATCTTGGTCATCTGCGACGCGAAGGAGATCGCGGACTTGTGCCCTGCGAGGATCGCCCGGCGGGCCTTCTTGCCGGCCGCGGCCGCGCCGGTAGCCGGGGAGGTCAGGCCGTCCACCCACGCCTTGTCGGCGTCGCCGCGCGGCAGGTTGTTCGACAGGTAGACCATGAAGCGGTCGATCTTGCCGATCAGGCCGTTGCGCACCATCGACGCGCTGTCGCCCATCATGTTCGCCTGGGCGAGCCGAGTGCTCATGAGCTCGTTGCGGGTCTGCGGGTCGATGATGATGTACCGGCCGTCGTCCGGCACGTCCTGCTCGTCGAGCACTGCGGCCATCGCCAGGATCAAGTCGAGAGGGGCGTCGGTCGTGCCGTTCAACGCGAACGGCGTCGTGTCGGTGCCGAGGTTGTACGATGCGCTGCGCACGCCCGCGGTGGCGCCCAAGTTGGCCGACGAACCCTGGTTGTACGTTCCGAACAGCACGTCCGCATCGACGTAGATCTTCATGCGGGTGGTGGCGTTGTTCGTGAACGTGTCCATCAGCCCGATCTTGGACTGCATGGCGAGGACGTCGTTGACCTGGAAGGCGAAGGACTTGCCCTTGTCGATCAGCAGCTCGACGGTGCCAGGCGTCGGAACCTCGTAGGTGAGGCTGGAGCCGACCGTGTAGTCGCTGATGGCGATGTCGGGGATGTTGTTGATGATCACCTTGTCACCGAGGCCGGAGATATCCCCCTGCCAGTCGGTGTTGGCGATCTCGCCGAACACGGTCGTCTTGTAGAACTTCGCGTTCAGCTTGGCGGCCCAGATCTCCGGGATGAAGGTGCCGGAGTAGGCTGGGCTGGTGATGTAAGAACCTGCTACGGGGTACGCCATGATTCACCTCTCGGTTTGCTGCCGTACCCCGGGGGCTGTCAGGCGACGCGACCCTCCGCGATAGCGGCGTTGATTTCTGACTCGTACTTGGCCTCGTCCGCGGCGCTGATCTCTCCGCGCCTGACCCTGTCGTAGAAGTTCATGATCTGGGCTCTCGTCCAGACCCTGGCTTCGGTCGCGGGCGGCGCGGAAGCTGCGCCCCGGGCGGGGGCCACTTGTTTGCCTAGATCCTCGGCGGGTTTGCGTCGCGGCGGGGCCTTCGTCGCCTTGAAAGCGTCGAAGATCGCCGCGACGTGGGTAGCGCTCAACGCCTGTCGGGCGCGGTCGAGCGCCGCCTGCCGCGTGTGACCATAGACCGGGTCGACCTGACCCAGCCAAGCCAGCCAGTCCGCGCTCTCGTTGATCTGCGTCCAATCCGGCACGAGTTGGCCGAGCTGGGCGAAGAAGAGCTGCTCGGCGGTATCGCCTTGCTGCTCGCCGACCCCTCGCAGCTGCGCTTCGAGCGCGGCCAGACGGGACGTCAACTTGTCGAACTGGGCAGCGAACGGACCTGCCTGTTGGTTGAACACGGTGCCCGCTGTACGGATCACCATGTCGACCAAGTCGGCGCCGAAGTTCTCTGCGTCCTTGGGGTCCACCGTTGCCTTGACTGGGTCGGCCGGCGCGCGCTGCATCTGCTCCTGAAGGGAGTCAACCGCGTTGCGAAGCTGGTCGATGTCCCGGTCCCGGTCAGCCAGTCGAGCCTCACGCTCGGCAAGCTCGCGGCGCAGCGCAGGCACCTCGGAGTCGTACTTCCCTTTCAGGGTTCGGAACTTGTGGTCGAGGTCGTCCGCCGGCGGCGTGGGTGGGGGCTGCTTCTCGGGGGGAGGGCTCGGCGGCTCGGGCGCCTGGTCGGCGTCCTCTGCGGTCTCCGGCGCTTTGTCCTCCGGCTCAGCCGGGGGCGCGCGCAGGGCCTGTTCCAGTTGTTCAGCTCGTTCAAGCTGCTCCTGTACCTTGCGAGGCAGGTTCATGTTTTCTCCGTGCGCCTGGCCGCCCGTCGCGGGCGCGGTCTGCGGTGTGGTGCTGGGTCAACCCAGCGTGTTAAATCGCACCTTCTCAGGGGCGACGGCAATCAGTTTGCGCATGTTCTGCAGGGCGCGCACTTCCCCCTGAATCCGGTAGATCGCCACCACCTCGGTCTGCTCGACAAGCTGCGCCTGCAGGCGGGCGATCTCCAACTCCAGCCAGTGACCCAGCTTCGTTTGCGCCAGACTGGCGAACAACCGAAGGGTGTCGTGCTGGCCGAAGGCCGGGTTCGTAGCCATGACTATAACCTATCAGCTGGCGATAGTTTCTGTCAATCAAGCGACAGGAACGGGAGAGAAGTTGTCCGTGGTCGGGGTGCCGTCCTGCAGCTGCTCACCGGCGCCGCGGGCGCCGGCCGGGGGACCCATTGCCTGCTGGGCCATCTGGGCCATCAGCATGCGCCTTTGCAGCTCCCCCACGGTCGGTACGATCTTGTCTGTGTTCATGTCGAGCCGCTTGGCCGCTTCGCGCAGCAAGTACGCCCGGCCTTCGGGACCCATGATCTGCATGTCGATCGGGTTGGCGGTCGCGCCCAGGAACTCGTTGATGCGCAGCTGCGCGGCTTCCTTCGTGAGCAGCGAGAGCGCGCCCCTCGCAACGACGTACAAGTCCCCCTTGAGGTCGGGGTCCTCGCTGTAGCGCATGTTGTAGTAGTACAGGCGCTCCAGCAGGGGCTCGATGATCCGCTGGTCGATCGCGGACACGACGCTCTTGATCGTCTTGCTCGCGTTGTTGATCATCATGGACAGGCCGCTGGCCGTGCGCCCCGCGCCGGGCGTGCCCTCGACGCCGGCCATGTACCGAGGGATGCCGCTGTACTC